GCTACATCGGAATGGACAGTTCCTTGCCTTTGTTGAATTCGGGGGTGTTCAAGGAATTGGGTTGGGAGGGTTACAGCTTTTCGGCACCGTTGCTCATTGTGAGTGATACTTTCAACACGGAGTACATGGGACGGAAGAAACCCGACTATGTGATGCTCCAGTCCGTGTTCACACACATGACACCCGGTGACATCATAACGTGCCTTTCTTCCATAGCGGGTATTCTCAAGGTAGGGTCGGCTGTATTCGCCACATACTTCCGTTCTGAAATACCACAGAATTTGCAGTGTGTATCACATCCACATGTGAACTTCGGGTATACGGAGGAGGAAATGGCTGAGCACGGTAAGAAGGCCAACTTGCGTATGGGATACATCGGCAACTGGAAACATCCCCGTAACCAGGTAATGGTACGCTACTCCTTGGAGAAAGATAGTGAGTAAGTGCATAGTTGTACTTGGAATGCATCGCTCTGCTACCTCGTTGATTGCTAAGGCATTGAACGAGCAGATCCCCATGGGGCAGGAACTGATTATTGCTCAAAACGAGTCACAGCCGAAAGGTTACTACGAGAGCAAGGCGTTCCACGTCCTTAATGGTGATATTCTGCGGGCAGCAGGGGGTGACCGCAAGGGACTGGAAACGCTTCCCAGTGTCAAGGCTATAATGGAACAGGGCAGTAACTTTCATAATGAGATTGCTGCGACGGTGGCTTCTGAAGCAGGCACCCACCATATTTGGGGTTTTAAGGATCCCCGTACAGTTCTTACTATACCGTTGTTGCATTCATACCTTCCAGAAGATACTCATTTCGTTTGCTTGTTTCGCAAACCTTTTTATGTGTTGAGGTCTCTGACAAAACGGGATGAAGAAAAAGGGTTGGTCAGGCGGCGATGGGAGTCTTACAACAAGACGGTGTTAGAGTACAATCGTCGCCTACTCAAATACATGGAAGAATACACAGAGGTCTGATATCATGGCTATTGTAGTAGATGGTTGTGGATGTGGAGGAGCCAAACCCTTGAAAGGTTTTCCTGAAGGCAGGACCCGTATCCGTATCAGAATGCATGACGTGGTGCGTGTTTTTGTTCGCCCTCCTGAAGGGGGTGTTAGAGAGTTCTTTGTGCAAGACCTCGGCGACGGCTTCTGGAGACCGGGACCAGAAGCGCGTGCGAACATAGTTGTAGACAGCATAAGGAGTGTGTCGGTATGATGGGATCATTGAAACATAACATCGTCTACGTTGCTCCTGCGAGCACACGGACTTCCTCCTTTCATGGTTGGATGTCGCAGTGCTTCGGAGCTATTCCTATTGGGAAGGCACACACCTGCTTGATTCCGAAAGAATACAGGCATTGCAGAGTGGTTATGTCTGCCAGGGACCCGTACGAACGTGCTCACAGCATGTGGTGGTTTGCCGCTATGGATCCAAACAGGAAGCCGAAGTGCGCCTCATGCTATGGTCGCAGTTTCATCCAGTACATGGAGTTTCTGTGCTGGTATCGGGACCACTTATACAATCCCGAGAAGTACCACACACCCGAAGTGTATCAAACCCTGTCAATGTATGTAAATGACATTATGGTGCAGACCCACACCCCTCCGAGTATTGTAACGTATGGTGATCACACACAGCAACAACTATTAGACTTGTTCCCGGATACACCGCCGCACGCTTTCCAAGAGCGCCGTAAGTCACCAACCCGTCCACCGTCAAGGCGTTTTTTCGGTGTTATGGAAGAGGAGGCGGTATGGCAGTACTGTCGGGATGATTTTGCCTTACTTGGAATACAGCGCAGAAAACCAGAAACAGCAGTAACACACTAGGAGGAAAGACGATGAACGTAGGATTTGTAGGACTAGGAAAGCTCGGACTCCCCGTTGCTGTGTGCATTGCGCAACAGCACGATGTGATGGGCTTTGACATCAGTTCGGCGAGCATGTCCAAGGACCCTCGTCCTTACGTGGAGACAGGACCAGACGGCACCGGCGAGTTTGATCCGTTTCTGAAGAAGGCAGATAGGCTTTCATTTGGTGCCTTGGACATGGTAGTTGACCATGCTGAGTTGCTGTTTGTCGCAGTGCAGACACCACACCACCCTGACTACGAGGGAATAAAGTCCATCCCCGAAACCCGAGTGGACTTCGACTACACCTATCTTATAGAGGCCATCACAAACATCGTACCTCTAGTGAAGAAGCACACCACCCTCGCAATCATCTCCACGTGCCTCCCTGGAACTATGCGAGAGCACATCCTTCCGTTGATTGTAGAGAACGAATTCATACACCTCGTGTACAATCCGTCCTTTATTGCTATGGGCACAGTGATGCGTGACTACCTGAACCCCGAGTTCGTATTGCTGGGTGTGCATGACACATACGCAACCAAGTGTGTGAAGAGGTTCTACAAAACCATCGCTACTGCCGAGTTGCGTGTAATGTCTCTGGACAGTGCGGAACTGACCAAGGTGACGTACAACACGTTCATCGGTATGAAGATTGCACTTGCGAACACGGTTATGGAAATGTGCACGTACCTCCCTGGTACCGACTGCGATGACGTTATGGGGGCACTGAAGCGCGCAACCCGACGGCTCACCGGTCCAGCATACCTAACGGGCGGAATGGGAGATGGCGGGGGCTGTCACCCACGAGATAACATTGCTATGTCCTACCTCGCGCGCAAAATCGGTTTGAGCTTTGACTTTTTCGATGCTGTTATGATGTCGAGAGAGAAGCAAGCGAGTTGGATAGCAGCGCTCCTGACCTTCCTGTCCAAAGAATTGGAGCTTCCTGTGGTGATCCTGGGAATGGCTTTCAAGCCTGAGACGGACATCGAAACAGGTTCACCGGCGGTGCTAGTGGCAAACCTGCTAGGAGATACGTACAATGTTATTCCGAAGTGTGCACGCAACACAGACGAGATGCCAGCGGGCCCCTGCGTGATGTTGATTGGCTGTAGGAAGGACGACTACCGCTACTACGTGCCACCGAATGGTTCCGTCATTGTGGATCCTTTTCGGTACTACCGCGGGGACAATGCACATAGCACTGGAACCGCTATGGACACCGTTCCGTTTGTGAAGGAGCAGCTTCGACACGGGAATGTTCTTATCCCACTTGGCAAGTGTCCGCTTGCACCTGCATAAAGACGGGATGTATATTAACGATAGAAAACGGTATCGTATCACCGAGCCGCTCCATCCGGGGCGGCTTTACTTTCGGAGGCGAGATGGCTACCACAGTGCAAGACGTAAGAGCGGTCATCAACACTAAAGCAGGTGACCCTCATGTGAACGCTGCTATCACTTCAGCGACTATTTTCCTACGGGACCATTTGGATCTGTCGCTGGTTGAAGATGACACTCTCCTGGTGATTACTGAGTATATGGCTGCTCACTTCCTGTGCATCATGACACCCCGCGCTAAAGAGATAGAGATGGGACCAGGAGCAAAAGAAATAAAGCACGGGCGCACAAACATGTACTTGGAGTCCACCCTGTACGGTCAACAGGCTGTCTTGATGGATCCTACTGGGGAACTAGGCAGGATAGCTGCTAAGGGTGGCACTGTTGTGGATGTAGGATACCTCGGTAACGATGTGAGCGAGGAGTTGTCCTGATGAGCATGGATGAAGGCAACAACACAGCTTTCACATGGTGGCCTAAGTCCTCCCGCAACGAGATGGGGGAGGTTACTTATGATCTGCCTCGGACAGTGAGTGGATTCCTGCGCGACGAGCAGGTAGAGTTCATTGACTCCCAGCAGCAGAAGGTGTTTTCACAAGCTGTGATCCTATTGGGAGGCTGCAGGGAAACGCTTTCGGAAGGTGACTTTATCCACAGCGGCACTGTAGAGTGGGAGATTGACAACCTAGTTCTGCCTACTAACGTGTCAGGCGCGTACAAAATTCGTAGGGTACGTGCCACAGAAAGCATGGACGGCACAGATAGGGTAGTTGTACTCTATGTTTAGGGTCTCACTCAAATTAGAGGGGATGACGGACGTTGTTAAGGCATGGCACCGCCTTGCTCCACAGATAGTCAACGCAGCCCATGTAGGGTTGATTGAAGGCGGTCTGATGGTGATGCGCACTGCTCAGCATCTTAACCCCGTTGACACTGGCAACTTGAAAGCTTCTGCTACACTTATGTCCAATTCGGACGACACACCTGAAATGCCCTTGTGGCAGATGCACAATGCCACTGGTCGCATTGTCCGCACTGAAGCCGAGATTAGAGCACTTGATATCTCCTTCCAGGATATGATTGAAGAGTCAACTAGTTTGATAGAACCCCAAGAGGCTTTAGGCAATCCGACAATCACTGTGGGGTACGGTGCCTACTACGCTTTGAAGGTGCATGAGACACACAAAACGAAACCTAAGTTCCTTGAGGTTGCTGTAGAAGATTCTGTGCAGACCGTGTTGGACAGGATCGCTGCACGTATGCGAGAGGCTATACGTTAATGAAAAGCACAGCCGTAGATGTAGCGACATACCTAGCCGCGCAGATGTCAGGGTGGACTCTCGGGACAAATGTGATGGCTAGCATGTTGCAGGATGAACCGGACACGCAGATTGCTGTTTTGGACACTCCCGGTCTTCCACGTATGCGCCTTCAGTCAGTATCACACTCCGACACGTTAAAGCCTGGAATACAGGTACGCATACGTGCTAGGGGTGGGGTAGGTTCGTACCAATCTGGGTACGCTATTGCCAAAGCTGTTGAAGGTGTATTGCGTGGAGCCAACAACGTGACATGGAACTCTGGCACTTCGGATCAGACCTTCTACGGTGCGTTCTTCCAAAGAGGAGCTATATTGTCACTAGGACAGGATGACGAGACAAGGTCGGAGTTGAGTGTAAATTTCGTAGTAGTAAGATCTGATGATAGTTAGTAAGGAAAGGAAAACAGCAAATGATGGCCAGTTCAGGATTCGTAGCAACAGGAATTGTCGTAGTCTCTTCGGAGTTCGGCAGTGCCCAAATCATCGATGTCACTCCTACACCCTATTCGGTGCCCGCAGTTGATATCTCACACCAGCTCTCCCCCGCCAACGCTAGGGAGTTCACTCCTGGTCGTTTGGTGGACAACGGTCAGTTTCGCGCGCGTCTGATCTTTGACGGTTCGCAGCTCACACGTGCGACCTCAGGCGTTCAGTATTCTGTCACGTACCCTAACGGTAAGTCCCAGCATTTCAAGGCGTTCATTCAGGAGTTCACTCCTACTGGCGTACTTGATGATAAAATGACGGCAGATGTGGCTTCCAAGGTCACAGGTGCAGTCACAGACAGTGGTGCGTAAGCTAGCAGCATAGCACCAAAAACAGGAGGAGAATAGAGATGAGAGCCAAAAAGATGACGAAGCAGGTAACGCGACTGGACATCCTCAAGAACGACAGCCTTCCCGAGAAGGAAGTAACCATTCCCGATTGGGATGGTATTGTCGTCACGGTTCAGGGTATGACAGGTTCACAGTTCGAGGCGTGGCAGGAAAGCCTTGCGTCCCGTGGCAAAGGTAAGAACAAGATCAACCTCAAGGACGCAAGTGCAGAGCTGGCAATCATGTCCTCTTACACGCGCAATGAGGAAGGCGTTCTCGAACGTCTCTTCTTGGACACTGACGCAAGTGTACTCGCCACCAAGTCCGCCCGCGCCTTGAACACCATTACAGCAGTGGCAATGGAACTCAATGGCATGCTCCAGAAGGAACTCCAGGAGCTTGTGGGAAACTAAAGAAGCACCCTACTAAACTCGCTTGGATGGACTTAGCGAACAGATTAGGGTGCACGGTCGCAGATGTCAAGAGCAGAGTAAGCTGGGTGGAGTTTTTAGATTGGCGAGCGTTCACAGAGATCGAAGCAGAGCGCGCAAGGAAGATCGACAAGATGGACTATCACTTTGCGCACTTGTGTTGGTTGGTCACTGCCATAGTTCAAGGATCAGATGCGGCCGGGGACATTGAGGATCATATGCTCAATTTTGAACCAGCAACGCAACTTAGCCAAGAAGAACATGCGCGCGCTGTTGAATTGAAACTCCGATTCGCCTTGTCAATGGCCGCACCAGCAGCAAAGTAGGTAATCATGCTGATAGGCACGCTCGTAGTAAGAATGTCGGTAGACGCAAAGGCTCTTGCGTCAGGCATCGCGAAGGCGACTACGGACCTAACCAAGTTCGCGTCTCGTGTGCAAACCATCGGTAAGTCAATAGGTACAGCGTTGATGTCCCCGTTCAAGTTGGTGCTCGGGATCATCAACAAGCTGTCCCGTGCCTTGTTTAGTTTCAGGACGTTGTTGATCGCTACAGGAGCGACCTTGTTTTGGAAGTTCCTAACAGGGGCGGCGGAGGAACTGGAGTCTCAGACTGTCCGCTTTGCTACCCTGTTAGGAGGTGTGGAGAAGGCGCGCATACGCATGAGGCGCTTAACCATCATGGCGGCAACCACCCCGTTCCAATTGGAAGACATCGTTAAGGGTAACGTGCTTCTGGAAATCCTGACTCGGGGAGCAATGTCCACTGCCGACGGTATGAAGCTGGTAGGTGACGCTGCTGCGTTAGCTATGCGCCGCGTGCAGGACGTAGCGTTCTGGGTAGGGCGACTGTACAACAACATTTCCTCTGGTAGAGCGGCAGGACGTGCTGCAATGCGTTTGCAGCAGATGGGGCTATTAACAGGGGAACTGCGTAACCAATTAGACGCCTGGACAAAGTCCTCCGGTAAGACAGCAGCCGGTAACGCACGGCAGTGGGCTATGGTAGTGCAGGAGTTGAAGCGCGCTGAAGGACAGATGGGGAACTTGTTCAAGACGGTACATGGTCTGCGCACCACTGTTCGGGATATGTTTGACGAGGTAAGGCGGCAAATAGGAAAGCCAATCATTCCCGCTTACCGTGCCATGCTGAATCAGTTGTGGTTAGACCTCCAGAAAATCTCCAAGCATCCTCTAGTAGCAATAACCGGAGAGCGTATAGGACGTGCCGCGTTTGGAATCTTTGCGGCAATGCGTCACGCTATTAAGGGACTTGCATCCGGTGGTGGTAAGTCATTGCTGTCCGGCTTGTGGGACGACCTTGTATCTATTCCCAGTAACATAGGAAAACTGTTCGTTGCCTTTTCTGGAGACTTGGGCGCATCAATGGGAAATGCGCTAGCTAATTGGCAATCCATTCTTTCGTGGTTTTTAGGATCGTTGGGTACTCTGATGGTTTCTATGGTCAGAATGTTTGAGGGCATGCTTGCCAATTTTATTGTTGGTTTTGGAATGGCGATAAAGAACAGCCTTACTCTGTTTTTCCGTGGCGGGAGCGATGAAGCGAAAGGAATACACCAAGGAAGAGTAAACACCGCAGAAGACTTGCGCCGTCACTTGTTGAGGCAGCCCGGTATGTCTGGCACTCGATTAGGTCTTTCATTGGCTCAGGGTGTGAGAGCAAAGGTAATAGGGGAAGAGAGGATTTTCGGTGGAGTGGTTCACGGTTCTAATGCTGAAAGTGCCATAGACCACATGTTGGATTCGATACGGTACTTTGGAGGGAAGAATAAGGAGTCATTGTACGCTACAGGTGCTTCCTTTTTGAGGGGACGCGGGAGCAATCAGCAGTTTGGCAATGCCTCCCCGCAAGCGTTCTTACGGACTTTCGAGCAGAGTGTGCGTGAGATTCCTACTTTGCTCACAACGGTATTTACTTCCGCGCAGACACGCGGGGCCCTCGCTAAGATGGTAGGAGAGTCCAATACAGGAAAAGGACTTTCCAAACTGTGGGAAGTGTTCACTGGAGCAGCCGCCGGTGTGAACTTGGACTTCATCAGCAAGTTCCTTTCCATCCAGCAGCGGTTAGATGTTCTGTACGGTCAGCAGACGTCCGGTAAGCTGTCACTCGTTAAGTACCCCGCGGCTGAGGAAAGAGGAAGTCTGGAAGCATTGAAGACACGCTACCAAAGATTTGAGACGAAGACAACCGACGAGCGGAATCTGGCTGCAAATGAAGAGATTGCTAGATTGACTAAGGAACAGAATGAGTTGCTCGAACAGAACCAGGGCGCGACTGGTGTGATCAAAGACTTCTCAAGTAGGTGATAATATGACACCCGGCGTTTACAACATTGGCACTTACAGGGGGAAGGACGCTATATCTTCCCTTGACTACGTAGAAAAGTACCTCGTATTACGTGCTGTAGGATTCGAGAACGCCTTGACGGTCCTTAATACGTCAGGCATACCCGCCCGAGGGGATGGTGGCATAAGCGGTACTTATGTGACGGATGTATCTGCCACTATGAACGACGACAACGAGCAGGTGTGGACAGTAGAAGCTGTGTACACTCTCACGCGCGCAGGAGCCTCTGTGGCAGACACAGAGTTGAATACCCGTGTACGCTTTCGGTATGTTGCTGATCGTAATGAGATCTATACAGATGTTGCATACAGTGCTTTGGGTGTCCTGGACGTTCCTGTTGTTAATACACTTGGAGAACCTTTCCTGCCACATCCTTCCATTACGCAAGCTCTTTTGGTTGTCCGAAGCGATAAGAAGAAAAATACATTTTCCAAAGCGACGATCCTGACACATTTGGATTCTGTCAACTCTGTATCTGCCTCCATCGATGGTGTAACGTATCCGGCTTACACATTGCTGATGCGGAACATAGACCCCGAGCCTTTTTATACTGACGCTGGTAATGTAGATTACTATGTGGTCCACACAGAGGTAGTGTACAAATCGGATACATGGCTCCACCTAATACAGAATACAGGGTATCGCGCTGTCTTTCCCGAGGCTCCAGTTGCCGGTCGTAGGATTACAGAAGCGGATGTAAGCGATAGCACAGATGCACGTCGGGACGCTTTGATCAGTCGCCCGTGGAGACTGGATGCTTCCAGTGCTCTCATTACCGATCCTGCTGCTGCTTCTCATTATCTTAACTTCCTATTCAATAAGCAAGTAAATTGGAATAGTTACATTTCTTCATACATGAGCTGATACTATGCGTTGGGTACTTTCCGATAAAGCAGCAGAGACCATTGCGGACACAGTACAGACTGTCCGCAGTATGCAACCCGTACGGCAGCCTGAAGACTCGGATGCCGCTTACCTAGTCCCCCAACCCGAACCTTTTCCGTTCACTGTCATTCCTTATGTTAGTGGAGGGTCTAACAATTGGGGACTGGAAGTACAGGATGGTCGTGGAGGTTACTTAGGAGATCCTATTGGTTATGTGCATATATGGAAGCCCACGGGAGGGACAGAGCACGTAGCCGTGAATAGGTGGGGGTATAGTCCTCTTGTCAGCGGACAAAAGGTGTATTGTGCTGTGTTTGCGTATGCAGGAACTTCCGGTGCCTCGGGTGCTCCGTCTGCTCAGGTAGTTGTGTCTGAGGGTGATTGGCCTTCTGGATATGAGTTCTCTACTTCGGGTGTGACATATAATGTACCTATCGCCAGTGTAGAGAGTAGCACAGGGGATGTGCTTCAACAGCAGTTCGGTGATATCAGAATGCCGCTACCCTTTCCATTAGTTTCCGGTGACTCATACGCATCCAACTTGTATGTCTCCGGAGATTCTTTTCAAATCAAAAAGGCATCTCAATCCATAGCACCCACAGAGACAGGATATGCACTTGTCCATTTGGAAGAGGATACCAGTGGTACTGATGTTTTTACCGTTGATCCTACTTTCCAAGAGCCTTTGCTGTCGTTCCAAGTGTCAGGTAATTACCTCCAAGCACGTATACATAAGATCCGCCATCGCTTTAGTGGTGCATCCCTCGTCATGGAGACTTCGGGTTGGGGTGTCTGGACTAATGTTATACCAACCAGTGGATGCCCGTAATGGCTAGTGCATGGACAAGTGATGGGAAGTTAATTCTGGCCAATGGGTTCTTGGTTCTCTGTGATGATTGTCCGTGTGGAGATCCTCCGGCGTCCTGCACGGTCAATACGGACTATCCGAACGTGCGGATCGCTGGCTACACAGACGGGGACTTGTCCGCAGTAAGTCCCTGCTCGTTCTGTGATGCCTCAGTCGATCCCGCATGGAACGGGCAGATGGTGCGCTCTGGAACATCTTGTGTGTGGATTCCCGTTGCTGGAGCCAAATCAATCAGCGGGAAGCAACTCTACTTGAATCAGATGCTTTTCATGCTACCGGCAGGTTATACACTTTCTGTTCAGTGCACGCAGGGTGCTCTCAGGACTTCTTTCTTTTACGGTCAAAAAACCACAGGTACAACCCCTTACGGTGTCTACACCCGGATAGCCGGTTGTGATTCAGTTAGCGCATTGACCCTCGAGAGTTATTAATGGATTGCCTGCACCGCCAAGATAAAACGTGCTTACTTGGTTTCTTTGGAGGTACCCCTCATCGTGGTGTGTGTTTGGTAACTTGTAACATACGTGAAGACCCTCGTATCTGGACTAGGGTTACAGGGGGTGACCTGGTAGCATCCGCCCCCGGCCCCGCACCTCCCGGATTCAAGCCCGATCCGCGAATACCTTTGCGTTTCTACAAGGTGCCAGTGCCTTTGGTCAGTAACAAGACTAATGCGAGCCCCTGTACGACTTGCAGGGGCCTGTAAGCGCAAAAATAGCAGGCTAACGCGCGCAGACACAACAGCAGCCCTTACGCCTGTATATTAACGCTGTCGGGTGCGTAGCAGCACTAAACCCGGCGCTAACTGCAAGGAGGAGACAATGGCACACATACTCTGCGAAGTGTGTACAAGAGACCGCTACCACACTACCCTACCCGCGACACTGCAATCCATCATGTCGCAGACACGCACTCCTGATACTCTTCTGGTTGTAGACGACAATTCACCAGAACAGCGCCGGGATTTGTCCAAGGATCCTTTCTACCACGGATTGTTGACGGCGATGTCGTCCCGTATGAAGACAGTGGTTACTTCCGGTAAGGGAGGACCTCACTGGAATCACGAGCAAACTCGGAACCACGAGGATGCTAAAGAGTTGATCTGGCGAGTTGACGACGATGAGTGTCCCGATCCTAATTGCTTGGAGATTCTCGAACGTCATTTGCAGGACTCTTCCATTGGAGCCGCTGGAGGACTTGTGCTTCCACCTCCCGGTATATCAGAGAACCCTCACGCCAGTTCTCAATTGGAGGATCTTAAGAGGTGCAAGAATGTGCAGTGGTATCGGTGGCCGGGAGTAACATTGTTTCCTGATGTTGGACACTTGCATTCCTCATACCTGTATAGGAAGGACATAGCACCCTTCCCGTCAGACCTCAGCCCTGTAGGACACACAGAGGAAACGCAGCACACGATCCAGATCAAACTAGCAGGGCATAGGCTAGTGGTAGACCCTTCCGCTGTAACGTGGCACTACCGACACCCCTCCGGAGGTATTCGCAGTCATGGAAAAGAGAACTTTGCTCACGACGAAAAGAAGTTCGCTGAGTTCCTTGACATCCTCCCCGTGGAGTACAAGACACAAGTGCACGTTGTAGGCGAACAGGGAGTAGGGGACTGTATGGCACTGTTCCAAGCAATCCCTGCTATCCTGAAGAGTTGGGAGGACAAAGAACAGGACGTTCTCATATTTGTGAAACCAGAAGTGTTGGAACTGTTCAAACGCTTTGAGTCTCCGGGTGTCACAGTGAGCCCTCGCAATGACTTAGAAAACTGGTGGGACACTACTGACCACAACATCTACCAGTGGATGGCTAGCAACAAATTCTACCAGCATATAGCAGCAGCATACCATGTGCGGTACTCCGCAAAAGAGGAAAGTAGCAATGAGTAAGCACGCACCTATCCGTAGAGTAGTCATCGCACCTTACTCCCGTCTACTGAAGAATGGGATAGCGAATCCAAAGAACTATCCCATATGGGCTGACCTAGTGCGCGCGCTACATGCAAGACGCAAGCCACGTTACCACATCATACAAATAGGTTCTGCTTGCGACATGAGCATAGGGGCTGATGAGTTCCTGTGTGAAGTACCTTGGGGCGACTTTGTAAAACTAATGAAGAGTGTGACCTTCTTTATGTCAGTGGATTCTTTCCTGCCTCATGCAGTAATGGCACTGCAACACGACATAGGCCGTATAGTTCCCGGTTGCGTGATCTGGACAGTGACGCCTCCTCAGCTATTTGGATACCCCGAGTTCGTGAACGTAATGGCAGACAATCCTTCCATTACGGACAAGGCACTTGCCCCCATGGAGCAAATTGCAGAAACGGTAGGTGACGTGAGAGTACCAAACGTTGATGTCATTCTGAAGGCACTAACCACCCTGAAGCTCTGAACCGCAGTATAGTACAACGACGAATAGAATAGGTATCAGAGTACCTGAGCCGTGGGACCACAAATCCCGCGGCTTTCCTTTTGGGGACAAATACATGAGCGATTTCATCAACCCAAACCTGAATTACGACAACATGGTCAGAGGATCCGATTGGGATATGGTCTGGAGACTTGTTCAAGACAGTGCTCTTACTGCTGTAGACCTTTCCGGTTGCTCTGGCGTGCTACAAGTGTTTGATGACGACAACGTGCAGACCTGGTCGGGTGCTGCTACAATCGACACGGACGACGGTTCCATTGCAGGATCTGTTCCTGCCAGTGGTACTTCCGGTTTAGACTCACAGGTAATGATGTACAAGACCTCGTTGTTCTGGTCTGACGGTACAAGTCGCACAGTGTTTAAGGGCTACATCTACACGGACTAAGATTATGGCAACAGGCGACATCAAGTATGTTCTCGTAGGTAAGCAGGGCCCCGGCGGCACTTCTGGATATTCAGGTGCTGGCACGTCTGGTACGTCAGGTTATTCAGGTTACTCAGGTGCCGGTACGTCAGGTTATTCAGGAGCTTCTGGTATTTCTGGATATTCAGGTGCTGGCACGTCTGGTACGTCAGGTTATTCAGGTTACTCAGGTGCCGGTACGTCAGGTTATTCAGGAGCTTCTGGTATTTCTGGATATTCAGGAATAGATGG